CTAATTTCCCTTTAACAGTGCCATTTTTTAAAAATTTGTCTAACATGTCTGTAAAATCTATTAGACCATATATTTTTTTATAATTATTTATTTCTTGGTCTATGGCATCTAATTTATCTCTTTCAACTTTACTTAAGTGTTCGTTTAAATCAAATTGATGTAAGGTGTCTATTCTTCTAACTCTAGCTAAATTTATTAAATTTAAATATTCACTGTTAGAACTAAAAATTCCATTCCATGAATTGCTTTCATACGCTGCATAATTAATTTGTATGCCACATGTTTCGCCAATAGCTTTGTAATGTAATTCGTTCATAACATTATCTTGGTTTAATCCTAAATTGTGAAAAGCTAGAGAGTGCAGTGTCTTAAAATATAATGTATCTTTTTCAGTTAAATCTTTATTTTTTTTTAAAAATCTATCTCTGGCTTCATTAGCTGCGTTACGTGTAAATGCAAAATAACCTATACGATTTAAAGGAATACCTTTTGCAATATACTTATCTACTTCATCTAATAATGTTTTAGTTTTTCCTGTACCAGGAGGACCTATTACTTTATATCTCATTAATAATTAGAATCCTTTCGTTCTACAGGTTTATATTCTATTTTATCTACATGTAATTGTTTGAGCTTACATACTTTTTCTACTTTGTTTTCTATTTTTAATGAATAATTAAACTCAACTTTAAATTTTTCTTTTAATTTGTGTCCTATTTTTTCTTTAGATATTTTCCAATCACTACCTAAATGAGAAATAAAAGATTGATACTTAAAGTAATGGTGACCGTCTTCTGTAAGACATGAACCTAGTCTTATTTGTATTCTTTCTCTAGCTTGTGGTCCATTTACACAATAATTATATAACTCGTTACCTAGTATATCATCCGTGCTTGTTCCTTCAGGTGGTTTAATATTTTGACAATCTTTTCTCCAATCTGTTAATTTGACTCTATAATCTTTTGGTTTTAAAGGTTCAAAATATATTCCTGTTTGTTCCCATATAAGATCTAAAACCTTTTTTTGATTTGTCATTATATCTACATCAGGTATTACTACTTCTATCTTGTCATCATTTGGCATAACAACATTAAATCTATATTCCGGTCTTTCGTATTTTATTATTTGATAGTCTGTTATATCTGGAAAAGCATTTATGTTATCAGATTTAACTCCAAAAACTCTAGAGTAACATAAACTTCGCATACACTTATCTTGAATAGGATCTTCATAACAAGTATGACCAGCTGTTTCCTTATCCCATGCTTTAATTTTTTGATCTAACTTAGCTTTGTCCCAAGGTGTTTCTAAATATTTTGTGTTGGCAAACATAAGTTGATCTGTCCATTTATCTTTGTATTTCTTTTTAGCAAAGACCATGTAATTATACATAAATCTATCTCTACCATCATCTAATTTAGTTTTTGAGCACAAAGCTAAACAAGGTGGACCATCATTAAACTCTGGATCTGAACCGACTAAAATATTTTTGTGTGTTTGGTCTACTAAAGTATCTAATGTGTTACTATCAATTTTAGATTCTTCTGCGTATTTTATAAACTCTTCTAAAGATAATTTTTTGTTATCCTTATCCACTGCATATCTATGTGTTTCCCCATTGTTATAGTAGGGTAAATTAATAAAATTTCCTGGCTTTATGTTTCCTTTGTCATCTTCCTTTAATTCTTTCTGTTTTGGAAAAATTTCTGTGGTGGGTTTTAAACCCAGTGGAAGCAGAAAAGATTTTAATGCTTCTATTAAATCAGAAGCAGGAATTGGTTCTTTTAAAAATATGTAACAATGAAGTCCTCCACTTTTAGACATGAGAGGAACTAATGGTAAATTATACTGTGCAAATAATGCCAAGTATTTTTCTATTTTAAAATTTGCGTAATTTTTTGGATCTACATCAATACATCCAAACTGTGCTGTTTTATCTAATCGGCATGGTTGTATACCTATAGATATATTGCCTTTAATATGGTTTTCATAATCAATAGTAGTGGTGGGTCTTCCAGACCATTCGTAATCTGGTTTTAATTTATTTTTTTCAGCATCTAATTTTGCTGATGACATATCAGCGATACCAAAGTCTCCTGAATAACCAGAAAACAACTTTATAAATTTATCTACCATAATGATCCCTTAAACCAAAAATATGTTTATATTATGGGCGGCTTCAGTCTCCCTAAACCGCCCACATTTCTCTTTCGAGAAACTAGTAATTTGATTTATTTTCCTCAGTTGAAGCAGCTGCAGTTTTTGACTGAGCGTTCTTTAAAGAGTTATGAAAATCACGTGCCATTTGATATAGACCTGCATCATCTACTTTTTTTAACATAGATACTTTATATCCATGCCAAGTAAAGCTTCCTGAATTTTCTACAGAATTTAATTTATAAACTCTTGAAAATATAGGTGCCGGTACAGATTTACCAGAAGGTGCTGATTCAAATTCATTCTCCATTAATGAATTCCAATTTCTACTCTCTTTTAACTGAGTAGATTTCATTGTCATCAAAGCTTTTTCTGGTCTATCCCCATTGATTATAACAAAATGATTTGCTGTCTTAATGATTTCATTACCATTGTCCAACATATCTTTGTTTCTATCATTTTGGGTTGTATTGGCCATAATGCTAGGACCCCTATCGTTAGAAATAGGTCTACCTTCTTTTCTTTCAAAAGGTGCCCATTCAGGGTACGTCATTTTATAGAAAACAGGAATAACTTCTATTCCTTTTTCTCCATTATACAGTTTTTTTGTAACTGTATTATAAAACATGCCGGCTTCTGCGCCTTCTACATACTTAGCATGTTTCTTTTTTGTTTCATCTGAACCACTTTGTAGTAGTTTCAGAAAGGGTAATGCAAGATCACTCTTATCTATGTTTTCCAAACCCATTCCTGAATCTGCAACAAAATCTAAGGTTGCTACTGCATTATCTTTTTTTATTGTCACGTCACTTGTTTCTTGACTCATGTTATTTGCTCCTTGTTATTTTTGTTTTGTTTCCCTTAAACAGGTTAAAATGTTCAGAAGGTAGTTCCTGATTTTTTTCAGTACACTCTCTAAACAATGCTTTAAGTGTCATAGGTTCGACTTTCAACCGTTGAGTTGGTTCAAACCCATGACCTTTTGCAAGGTCTGCGTAATCGCTCGCCTTGTTATCTTCGCCACGACCAAAGGAAACTGTAATCTCATTTTTAATAAGATCACCTAAGTCGTTCTCTCGAAGCCAGTTAAAAGCGCCTTCCTTTTTATCTACAGGAATAGTTGCGCTATATATCTCTTTAATTTCTATTGCAGAACCGTCTGCTAATTTCATAGTTTTCATTTTTAATGTATCCATTATTTCTGGAATAGCTATCTGTGAAATTTTGTCTGCTTTTTGTTTTTTTAACTTTAGATGTTCTTCATCTTTTAAGATGTCATCCTCTAGTTTTTGTAGTTGTATAACTAGGTCAGATAAATTTTCCACCCCAGTTAAATTATTTACGTCTTGAGGTGCATCCTCAATAAACATTTTTTGTAGATTTTCATCATTCATTTATTTCTCCTATTTGTTTCTTTATTATTTCTACTTCTTTCTTGGCTTTACTATATTCATTTTTCCAATATATGTCACTAATAAATCTAACTATTTTACTAGGAAGATATATAAAGGTAAAAATAGACATTAATATAGGGTTTTCTTTATTTAACTGTTTGATAGCTTTTTTAGAAATTGATCTATGTCTTTCTACTTCTATAAAATTTTCTATCCAATTTCGTGTTTCCTTAAGTCTTAGTTTTAATTTAATGTTTTTTTTATCCATTAAAAATTACCAGTTAAATTTAAACCCGTTTTTTCTTTATGTAGTTTGTCGGCTAACTTCATAAATTGACTTAACATTGTTTTAGTTACCCAACTTTTAGCATTAAGATGTTCTACCCAACCAATAAATTGATTTTGAGTTTTACAGTCATTATATTTAATACAATAATCACATTGTAAATCATAATTATTGCCTAATTTAAATTTAGGTTTTCTAAAAAAATAAAAAGCGTCTTTTTTAACCCAAACCCATTTAGGAGCTTTTTCACATTTTTTAATTAGATCCGTACCATTAGTTAGGGGAAGTCCTTCAGAAATTAATTTATTGTTTCCTTTTTCATCAAAACCCACAGACACGTCTGTTATTTTTAATTCATATACATGATTTAATTTTCTATGTTTATAATTAAATATTAAATGTTTAGATGGAAACCTTAAATTATTTAGAATAGAACCACCATGACCATCTAATCTAAAAGATAATTTTTTATCTTCTTTTTCTTGATTTAAAAGCATTGGCTCTAAAACATTATATATCATATGTTGAAAATCTTCTACTTTTTGACCAGTTATATTTTTAGATTCACTAAAACCATGTTCGTCCATTTGAATGCCAGGTTTATGTTTATACATCTATTTCTCCTCTTTCATGTATGTTAAATGGAGTTGAGTAATACATTTTTTCTTGTCTGTCCCAAGTTAATGTTTTGTACTTTCCATTGTTTATGTCGCAAGCTACAGCTGTTGCTAAGCTAATGACT